TACAAAAGCAAAAAGCATGTTGAAGAGTTTAGATTTATCATATGAAGAGAAAATGTTTGGTAAAGACTTTACAACACCAGAACAATTGTTTGAGGCAGTAGGTAAACAAGTAAGAACAATGCCTCAGATAAAGATTGATGATGTATTAGTTGGTGGTTATAATCAATTAGTAGAATACTTAACAGACAAAGGATTAACGAACTTCAAAGGTGAAATCAAAAGTGAGTAATGATAACATTATTTTATTTCCACCTGATCGTATTAAGAATCCAGAGTCAACAGGTAAAACAGACAATGATCTATTTAAAAAACGTGTTGAAAAGCAACAAACAAAAGCTTTTATCGAGGATAGTGTTGACCAAATATCATTGGACCTTATTAAAAAGTTTGTTGATATGGCGTGTAAAACACAACAAGAAAGTTTTACAAAGGACTTTAGTTTGTTAGTTGATATGATGAGAGGTCTATTAAGTAGAGATTTTGGTTTAAATCATCCTGCTCAAAGATTGGCAGATAAGATGGTTGTATTAGATCAGAATAGTAGAGGGCAAACAATTGCTAGATTAGACTACTCAAAAGTTTTAGAATTTAAATCTAAACACCTAAAGAAACCTTTAAGCAAAGAGGTATCTGAGGAATTAGATGATCTAAGTAAAGGTTCAAATATATTTGAACCAGATGTGGACTTAGATGAATAAGAGATTGCATAAGGCACTTTGCAATAAAGTAATTGGTACAACGGCCGCCAAATACTTTTTAATTGATGGTCGTAATTTTATAAAGGAGATATATGTTTAAATCATTATCAAACATCTTAAAAAAAGATGAATTAATTTCTGTTAAAGTAGTAAAAAAAACAGAAACAAGAGGTAGAAAAAAACTATCTAAAAGAGCTAAAGTAATTAATATGTTAGCTTCAGGTGAATCAGTATCATGGAAGACTTTGAGAAATAAGTTTGACTTGGTATCTCCAAGAGCTCTTATCGACACATTAAGAGCCGAAGGCAATATGATTTATGTAAATAAATCAGCGCAAGGTACATCTTACAGAATGGGTCAGCCTACAAAAGCAATCGTAGCAGCTGGTATCAAAGCTCTGTATGGTACAGATTACGCATACAATAACGCCTAATTAAAATTTGGGGGCGAGTTAATCTTCGCCCCCTTTTTATTATAAATAGGTAAGTAAATCTATTAATAGAGGATATAAGTTATGAAATACTATAAATTAGAACCAGCGTCTAGCGACAAAAAGATTATCGTAGAAGAAAAATATGTACAATATGATAGTCAAGGTAATGAAGTGATAATAATTACGTTGAAAGAAATACATAATACAGGTAATGTAGTTGTCAAGTTTGATGACGGTGATAGTATTGATAGCTATAACGTGGATAGTAATTCTGAGGATGGCAACTATTCAGTTGCAACCACAGATGAACACTACCATTCACATGCAGGCACAGGTTTAGACAGTTCAGAAATCACAGGTAATGGTGTTGACCAAACACAATTAGAGAATGATTTTGCAGCTAAAGGTAAATCTCATATAGTTTCAACGTACGGTAATCCGGTAATGTCAGTATTTAAAATTTCTGGTGACAGAACACCTACTGATGTTTCTAGTGATTATTAATTTATACAATGACCGAGTTTAGGCAAGGTGGCTAGACCACCTTGTCACAAAAAATGATTAAAGAACCTATTGATAATTTTCTAACAGACGTAGAAATAGAAAAACAAGTATTTGAATTTCTAACAGGCTCTGAGTTCCCTTACTACTATCAACCACATTTAGCTTACGAAGGTGCAGGCTTACCTAATGAGTTCTTTTTTCAACATAGATTGTTTGACGAAAAACCATTATCAAATTACTTTGATTTTTTTGACCAACACATATTTCAAAAATTAAATTACAAAACTTTATACAGAGCTAAGGTAAACTTAACCACATTTACACCAGAACCAGTTATAAGTGAGTGGCATATAGATGATGTAAATAAAGATCACAAGGTTGCAATCTTTTATGTCAATGATAATAATGGTTATACTGAGATATTTGATGGTGAAAAGAATTACAATATAGCTTCAAAAAGAAATAGATTAATAAAATTTGATGGCAACTTTGAACATAGATCAGTTGGTCATACAGATGAAAAAGCAAGAGTGGTAATTAATATAAATTATGAGTAATCATTTAAGAAACATAAGAGCTTTATTAGAGAACGCAAAAACATTTAATGTCAGCCGTAAGGTTGATTCATATGAATTTGAGTCATTAGAAAAAATGATACTAGATGACCAAATTAGATATAGTGAAGTAATAGAATTATTTACTGATACAGAATATAGAAATTGGTTTTATAATAGAAACTTTGCTGATGAAAAAGAAATAGAAATAACAAGGTTTTCGGAGATATGATTTTAGTTGATTTAAACCAAGTATTGATTTCAAATTTAATGGCACAGACCAGAGGTGAAGTTACAGCTGATGTAGAAATGATACGTCACATGGTAATGAACTCACTAAGAAACTATAATAAGATGTTTAAAAAGGAATATGGTGCAATGGTACTATGTTCAGACGCCTCTGATCCTTGGAGAAGACAAGTATTTCCATTATACAAATATAGTCGTAGAAAAGGAAGAGAAGATGACCAAAGAGATTGGTCAGAAATATTTAACATCTTACATTCTATAAAGCAAGAACTTAAAGATAACTTTCCTTATGTAGTATTAACATTAGATAATACTGAGGCAGATGATATAATTGCCGTTATGGTAAAAGAAGCTAAAGAAAAGGTAATGATTATCTCTGGTGATAAAGACTTTATACAATTACAAAAATATACACATGTAAAACAGTATGCACCTATACAAAAGAAAATGGTAGGTGAAGACATTGATCCTGTGGTATTTTTAAGAGAACAAATTATCAAAGGTGATAGATCAGATGGTATACCAAATATACTAAGTGAAGATGATATATTTACAACTGATAAGAAACAGGCACCGATAACTAAGAAAAGATTATTAGAGTGGTCAAATATAGACAATATACCACTTGGTTCAGAAACTAAAAAGTATTATGAACGTAATAAGCAATTGATTGATTTGGACGAGATTCCAGATCGTATATATAATAATATACTTAATGAGTATAAATCTTATAAAGTAAATGACAGGTCGCAACTGTTAACATACTTTATAGAAAATAAACTAAAAGTGATGATTGAAAATATATCAGACTTTTGAACATAGCTATGGAGATATAAAAATGGCAGAAAGAAACCCTAACTTAATGGACCCTAAAGCAATGACTCGTGTACAATCTACAAGAGGTACATACAAACCATTGATTTCGGAAGTATTAACAAAGGTTAATAACGCCAAAGATAAACCTAAAAAGATCAAAGTATTACAAGAGAATGATACACCAGGTCTTAGATTGGTTTTGAAAGGTGCATTTGACCCTAAAATAGAGTGGGCAATGCCAAATGGAGTACCGCCTTTTATGGCAAACGAAGCTCCTATTGGTACTGAACATTCACTTTTGGAAAATGAAAGTAAAAAGTTATGGCATTTTATTAAAGGTGCAGATAACCGAACTAACAAAACCCAAAAAGAAAATATGTTTATTCAAATACTAGAAGCTTTACATAAAGATGAAGCAGATGTATTAATAAACACCAAAGACAAGAAACTTAACAAAGTTTACAAAGGTTTAAGCGAATCGGTAGTGAGAACTGCCTTCAATTGGGACGAGAATTTCGTCAAATTAGACGCAAAATAACCATTTTAGAGGGGGTGCGACATACTGTACCCCCTTTAAACCATTGATTTTACATACTTTTTTCTTAAAATTAGCTGTTGACTCTAGTAGGATAATGTGTTATCCTAAATAGTAATTAACAAAGAAAGGTATATTATATTATGAAAAAGTTTATTGGATTTATTATTGTTTTAAATGCATTACTATTGTTTGGTTTCACAAACATGGTAAGTGCAAACGATAAAGTAGAAGCTACAATCGCTTCTATTATACAATCAAAGATAAACGGATTGAACGTTGACGAAACTGCCGTAATGGAAGCTGAGTTAGAATATTTAGCTCATAAGTTTGCGATAGAAAGTATCAACATCTTTCAACAATATTTGCCAGCTATTTTAGATGGTATTTCAGCTGACCTAAGACTAAAGGCTGATAAAGAATTTAAATGTGCTCTACTCAAAGGTACACAGATAGAGGACGATTGTGAATAGTTTAACAGAATTTTTTATAATAGGAGATTTAAAAAGAAGATATGTTAAGAGAAACACGAAAAAGTCAGGTTAAAAAAATATTGAAAAGTGAACTTACATCTAATAGAATGTATAAGACAACTTATACTGATATTAAAAAGTATTTTAACATGATTAATGAAATTGTGTTTAAAGGTAACTTATCACCGTTTAATGAAATTGTTATTAAACAGATTAGAGATCCAAAAAGATATTGCTACGGTCAAGTAGAAATCTTAGAGTGGAAAAGAAAAGGTACAAGAGTTTATAGATTGCAAATGCAACCAAAGTACCGTAATAAAAAAGAATTTGTGGACACACTAGGACACGAAATGGTGCACCTATACCAAATGGCCAATATAGGTGACACAGGCAACCATAATAAACTGTTTTACAGTTTTAGGCCAAAACTTAACGCTATAGGGTTAGACCTATAACTTATATCATAAAGGAGAGTGAATGTCAAAGCGTAAATCAAAAGAACTGGACCATTATCTAAAACATATTATAGATAAAGTACCAGAAAAAATACAAAACTTTATCAACTCAGATGACAAGAAAATTACCTATTATACTGGTAATTGGGCAAAAGATGTAGCTGATAATTACACCGAAAAACAATCTGAAAAGATATTTAAAAAGATGTCAACGTTTTCAGATCAAGTTTTGTTTTTACAAAAAAGAAATAAAAACATAGACATAGGCACATGGTCGGAATATGGTGAGAATGAACCTCAATCGATTATTAGCTATGATTATATGTGTGTAAGAACAGGCTAATGAAAACAACCGAAGAACTAATACTATCTGGTTCAGTTATAACTCAAACTGGTTTCTTAGAAAACTTTAATGAGTTAGTTGAAAAGAAAGAAACCTATCACTATGACGAAACATATCAACCGTCTAGTGTCTATTATGGCAATAGGTTTCAATCACCACTACCTTGTTGGGAAACAGATTACTTAGTCAATTGTGATTCAGATATGAATGAGTCAATTAAAAGTCAAGTGCAAAGTTTATTTACAAAAGAAATTGTAGATTGGCATTGTAGAATTAGACTTACTATTACAGATGAATTAAAAAAATCTGTACATTTAAAACATGGTGGTTCAAACTCTATAGGTTCTGTTCACCATGACGCTTACGATTATGCAGGTGTTCTACCATTTGAACAATCATATACAGGTGGTACGGCATTTTATGAAAATAATTGGGACAAAGCACCCGATATAACTTATGGCTCGTGGCCTAATAGATTAGTCTTATATAAAGGCAAAAGAAATCATGCAGCTTGCCACGATTTTACTTATGAAAAAAGATATATGTTAATCATATTCTTTAATTTGAAAGGACAAAACTAATGAAAAAGACGATATACAACACTATAAAGAAATTAATATTATTTCTAATTTTAATTACAATAGTATCAGGAGGTTCATTTATCTATGGTACATTTAATCCTAATAGTATGATTAAGGCAGATATTACAAGAACTGTCGAAACTAAACATGCTCTATGGGCAAAAGATTTAGGTTTACATGAACCTGAAATGAAATACAGAAACAATGTGGAGTTTATTCATGCATTGAATAAGTGTGTTGATTTTTTAAACTTCCAAACACCACCTGAATTAAGAGTACCTTACTCAATGTTATCAGCACAAGCTGTATTAGAAAGTGGTTGGGGTACAAGTAGGTTTGCAAAAGAAGGCAATAATCTATTTGGTATTAGAACTTGGAACAAAGATAAAGGTATGTTACCTATTGGCATGTCGCCAGATACACCATGGCGTGTAAGATCATTTGATACAAAATGTGGTTCTGTAAAAGAATATATGTTATTGTTAAATTACCACGAGGCATATGCTGACTTTAGAGAATTAAGAACTAAGATGTTAAAAAATGGCGAACCATTAGATGGTAAGAAACTAATTAAAACGTTAAAGGCATTTTCTACTACTAAAGATTATTCAACTAGAGTTATAAACATGATGAATAAAATTGATGAAGTAACTTTAACAGAGGAATTTGATAGTGTAGATTTAGAATTAGAACTTAATTCTGAAATGGAAGTAATTGTAAAAGAAAAGCCTCCAATACCACTTAAAAAACCTAACTAAATATAACCATGTTTTTAATTCTATTAACATTTATCTCAGCTATTAGTATATCTGTTATAGCTGCAGGTTATTCAATCATTGGATTGGCAACACTATTTGCTGGTGCATTTGTACCTATTATTGCTATGGGTAGTGCGTTAGAAGTAGGTAAACTTGTAGCCGCCAGTTGGTTGTATAATAATTGGACAAATCAATTTGTACCAACATCATTACGTACATATTTGTTTTTTGCAGTTATTGTATTGATTTTTATTACTTCAATGGGTATCTTTGGTTTCTTATCAAAGGCACATTTAGATCAAGTAAAACCTACGTCAA